ATATTTGCTTTTCGATATAATGGCTCAGTCTGGCAAGAAATTGGCAGAGTACAGAACATGGCACAAACATAATGGAAACGTTACAACGGCTACATAATCGAGGAAGCATATCTACTGGGTATGAGATTGATAACTCTTTGAAGGTTGAAGCTGATAATAGTGAATATTTTAGAAGAACTTTTAGTTCAGCAGGAACTCAAACAACTGGAACAGTTAGTTTTTGGATTAAAAGAACTTCTTTAGGTACTTTTCAAAGAGAAGTAGATTGCAGTAATACTTCAGGTAATTCTTCAGGTATATTTTTTGAAAGCGACCAACTGTGTCTTGATTTTGGTGGTGCTGGTAGACATAGTTTGAGGTCTCAAGCAAAATTACGAGATACTTCAGCGTGGTATCATTGCATGGCTGTTTGGGACACAACTCAAAGCACAGACACTGAAAGAACAAAACTTTATATTAATGGAAGCAGAGTAACTAGCTTTAGTACAGCTACTTACCCATCACAAAATGCAACATCTCAGTTTTTTACTCCCAATGATGGATCAGGTAGTGGTAATAATTGTTTGTTTTCTAGGCACAATTCTGCATCGCTAGGTCAACATACTCCTGATGGCTATCATGCAGAATTTCATTATATAGACGGAACAGCAAAAACACCTTCAGATTTTGGCGAGTTTGATAGTGCTACTGGTATATGGAAACCTAAAGAATATACAGGCTCACATGGTAGCAATGGTTTTTATTTAGACTTTGCAGATGCAGCTAACTTAGGTGATGATGAAAGTGGCAATGGAAATGATTTTACTGAAGTCAACATCACATCAGCTGACCAAGCAACTGACACACCTACTAATAATTTTTGTACGCTTAATTTTAATACAGGCTACATACAAGGTAGTGATGCCACAACTTTTACACAAGGAGCAACTACAAGGCAAGGTGGCAGTAGTTCTTACAATGGTGCATTAGGTACTATAGGAATTAACCCATTTGTGGGAAGTGCTAAATGGTATTGGGAAGTAGAATTATCTGCAAACAATAGTGGAGACGGAATAGAGTTAGGTGCTGGATGGTTAGCAACTTCAATTATACAAAGCACTACATCAGATAAAGCAACAGCAGGAAATAATGCAGGTTTTCAAATATGGACTTCTTTTAATTTTGACCCACCCGCCGAAGGAACTGGTGCAGATGGTGATGTTTTTGGTTTTTTACTTCAATGCGACTCATCAAATCCAAATTTAAAAATTTATAAAAACGACACATTATTTACAACTAGGCATACTGCAACTTCTTACGATTTTGAAAATGATTTTTATTTCCCAGTAGTTTTTATTTACAACACAGGTATGAAAGCATTTTGCAATTTTGGTAATCCATTTGATGCTACAGTATCTTCAGGAAATACAGACCCCAATGGCTATGGTAATTTTGAGTTTGATACAAAATCTGGCTACGCATTATGTACCAAAAATTTAGAGGAGTACGGATAATGGCTTATTCAACAATAAAAGATCCTTCAGCACATTTTCAAGTTAAAACTTATACAGGAAATAATGCAGATACTCATGCTATTACAAATGATGGTAATAGTGATTTACAACCAGATTTAGTTTGGATAAAAAGACGTGACTATGATAATCAACCTGTTTTACACGATAGTAATAGAGGAGTTACTAAATTTTTATCTACTGACAGAACTGACGTAGAAGGAACAATATCACCTACAACTAAATTTCAGTCTTTTGATACTGATGGGTTTACAACAGGTAGCACTTCAGGAGCTTATAACGCCAGTGGAGAACCTTTTGTAGCATGGCAATGGAAAGCCAATGGTGGTACGACAAGTACAAATAATGATGGTGCTGTTACATCAACAGTGCAAGTAAATAGTGATGCTGGATTTTCAATTCTAACTTACACTATGAATAGTGGTTCAAATGAAACAGTAGGGCATGGTTTAGGAGTAACACCCAAAGTTATAATTTATAAAGCAAGAGAAAGAGGAGACTCTAATGGTTTTTGGCATTTTTATACAACTGTTTTAGATGGTTCTTTGGATTATCTTAAACTTAACGAAGATGGATATAAATTTAATAGTTCTCTTTCTTCACCAACATCAACTACTTTTGTTGGAGGCGGTAGCAGTACAGCTTCTTATAGAATTTTTGTAGCTTATTGTTTCGCAGAGGTGCAGGGCTATAGCAAGTTTGGCAAATATGTTGGTAATGCCAGTACAGATGGTCCGTTTGTCTATACAGGCTTCAAACCTGCTTTTGTTTTAATTAAAGCTGATTCTAATTATAAGTATTGGTATATGTTTGATAATAAAAGAAATACATTTAATTTAGTTAATAATGGTATTAATCCATCGCTACCTGATGCAGAAAACGCAAACGATAATATAGGTTTAGATTTTTTAAGCAATGGATTTAAAATACGAAATAGTGCGACAACTTTGAATCAAAGTGGTACAACCTGTATATTTATGGCATTTGCAGAACATCCATTTGTTGCTGGTGGAATACCAACAACGGCAAGATAATAAAAAAGGGGCTTTAAGCCCCTTTATTGTTTAACTTTCTTCACTCACAGGTGGTTCAAGTAATTTCTCCAATCTCTGACTAAAACCTTCTCTAGCCAAATTCATGGTGTCTTGATTCATCTTTATTTGCGAAAGCTGATTATCTATATTGCTTATGCAATTAATAAAGTACTTTGCGTCATCTGAAAGATCGGAAATATTATACTCTACATCATTAATTGTGATAGTAGGGTTTTCTGATTGTACACTCATTTAAATATATCCTGCCAATTTCCTTGCGTACTAGCCTTAGCATACTCAGTAGCACGGTTTTCAAAAAAGTTGGTATGCTCAACTGCGTTAACTTGCATATCAATCCAAGGCAAAGGGTTCTCATCACTACTATGAAAGATATTCTTCATACCTAATCCTAATAATCTTCTATCCGCAATATAACGAATATACTCTTTTACTTCCTCTGCTGTTAAATCTGGAATATCTGCTTTATCGAAACAAATATCAATAAATTTATCTTCAAGTTCAACTACTCTTTCTGCCGCACAGTAGATTTCATACTTTAACTTGTCTGTCCATATCTCTGGATTCTCTGCAATAAATGTTCTAAAAAGTTTAGAAAGACCTTCTACATGTAGAGACTCATCTCTTATTGACCATGTAACAATCTGTCCCATACCTTTCATCATATTATGTCTTGGGTAGTTCAATAATATAGCAAAACTACTAAATAACTGAACTCCTTCGGTGAAACCACTATAAACAGCCATTGTTTTAGCCATTTCATGTGGTGTGTCCATATTGAAGTCTGTTAAGTACTCATGTTTTTCTGACATAGCTTGTATATCAAAAAACTCTTGGTACATCTCATCAGACTTTCCTAGTGTTTCCAAAAGTAAAGAATACGCTTCTTGGTGTACTGCTTCCATCGCAGCATAACTTACTAGCATCATTCTTACTTCAGGTTGTTTGAATGTGGGTAGATAATGCTTAGCATATCCACAACACACGTCAACATCAGCCTGTGTAAAGAACTTAAATATATTGTCTATAAGTGTTCTTTCACCCTCTGATAATTTTTCTTTATAATCCCGAATGTCATCCTGTAATGGCACTTCTTCAGGTAGCCAATGCATTTGTTGTTGTTTCTTGTAAAACTCAAATGCCCACGGATATACAAAAGGTTTATAATATTCTCTTTCCTCTAATAAACTCATTTATCCCTCGCATGCTAAACAATCTTCTTGTTCAAAGATTATTTCTCTTTTTACTTTACTAGAAACATTATCAGCTCTGCTGATTGCTTCACTTCGTAAATAATATAATGTTTTTAAATTTTTAGCCCATGCTAACATATGTACATTGTGTAGATCACCTTTATTTACATCAGGCGGAAAGAATAAATTTACACTTTGAGATTGACAAACAAATTGTTGTCTTTCTGCAGCGTGTTCTACAACCCAAGATTGATTAATCTCTACAGCTGTTTTAAATACTTCTTTTTCTTCTGGTGTAAGAATATCAAGATGTTGCACACTTCCTTTGTTTGCAACAATTTCTTTCCATACATTATCGGTATTCGCACTTTTGTGCTCTAATAACTGCTCTAAGTATTTATTCTTCAGTAAAAATGATCCACTCTTTGTTTTTTGAGTAAATGCATTTGCACGAAAAGGTTCTATACTTGGACTTGTATTTCCACAAATAATACTAGAACTTGCATTTGGAGCAATCGCTAATAAATGTGCGTTTCGCACTTCACAAGAGTCATCATCGGGACAAGCACCTCTCTCAACTGCGAGTCTACGAGTTTCATGTAATGCGTCTTGTTTGATATGCTTAAACATTTGGTGATTTTTACCACTTGCTCCAATACTTTCAAATGGAATATTGTTTCTTTGCAAATAAGCATGAAATCCCATTGCGCCAAGACCGATACTTCTTTCTCTGAAGGCACTGTACTTGGCTTTTTCCATCTGACTTGGGGCGTGTTCAATAAAGTAATCTAATACATTGTCTAACATTCGTACTAAGTCTGGTATAAATGCTGGAATCTTAGACCATTCGTCAAAATACTCCAGATTTACACTTGAAAGACAACATACTGCTGTTCTTTCTTCGTTTGTGGCAAGAGTGATTTCAGAACAAAGATTACTATGATTTACATAGAGTCCTTTTCTTTTCTGAAAGTCGGGTAAATCTGCATTTACAGCATCTTCAAACATGAGATAAGGTTCTCCTGTTTCCATGCGATTCTGCAGTAATTTTACCCAAAGTGTTCTTGCGGACACTACTTTTTTAACTTCTTGTGTGTGAGGATCAATAAGTTCCCAACTATCATCAAAGTTTTGTTCATGCGTAGCTCTGTGTATAGTTTCCATAAACTTATCATTTATGACTACACCATGATGTAAGTTTGTACACTTACGATTAATATCTCCACCAGTAGGCTTACGAATGTCTAGAAATTCTTCAACTTCAGGATGTGTAATATGCATATAACCTGCATAACTCCCTCGTCTTGTAACTCCTTGTGAAAAAGCAAGCATCTCTGCATCTACTACTTTCATAAAAGGAATCGCTCCTGTGGACTCTGAACCTTTGGAAGTTGATGTTCCTTGTGATCTCACTGCACTCCAAGAACCACCTATACCTCCTCCGAAAGAAGATAAATAAGCGTTTTCGGTGTAATGATCTGTAATACCCTCTCTACTATCTTCTACATAATTGAGAAAACATGAGATAGGCATACCTCGTTCTGTACCTCCATTTGAAAGTACGGGTGTAGAGAACATAAACCATAGATTACTTGCGTAATCATATAATCTTTGGGCATGATCTTCATCATCTGCAAAAGCTGTTGCTGCTCGAGCAAAAGCCTCTTGTGGTGACTTCTCATCCCCAACGAGGTATCTGTCCTCTAGTGTTTTATGACTAAACTCTGTTAGAAGTTTGTCTTTACTATAATCTATTTTCATCTAAGTGCCTTAATAAAGTTGTGTTAATAACCTCTGTGTTTTCTTCTCCGATAGCTGTCTCCGAGTAAGTAATTAAATCCATAAGTTCAACGTTTGTCAGAAGTTGTTCTGCATTTTCGTTAAGATTCTGAATATATTTATACTTTCCATCGATAGGACAGGCATTGTAGATATCAAAAACGTCTCCATATTGTTCCATTAGCTGTACTGCACGCTTTGGACCGATTCCAGGTATTCCTGGAACATTGTCCCCCTTGTCGCCAGTCAGACATTTGAATGTAATATAATCGGGGATCTCAAAATCATAATGTTCGTCCCAATTATGTACTGTTGTTTCTTTTCTAGTAACTGTACTAAAACGAGAAACTTTATCATTGATAAGCAAGTCCCAATCTTTATCAGATGAAATCATCCAACATTCGTCTAATCCATACTTATCAAGATTCATACTAATGTATGCTGCAATATCATCAGCTTCAACTCCCTTGAATTGAAATACTGGATATTTTTCTTTGAGTAATGTTAGAGTATTACTAAACTCTGCCATAAACATTGCAAACTCTTTTTCTTCTTGAGGAGTTTGTTCTGCATATTTTTCTTTTCTGTTTGCCTTGTATTCTGGGAATATTTCTTTTCTATAAGAACTCCCACCATCAGCCGTAATAACTATAGTACCTGCATTATAAGACTTTGCTAGACTTTCTACTGTTCTAACATAGTCATACTTGAAGTCTGTTACACCTTGATGTTTCCATCTAAATGCAATATTCAGTCCATCAACTATCAGCAAGTTGCCAGTCGGGGCTGGGTTCCCAAGGTCTGAGAATGTGATTGCCATTTGTAAACTGTATCTCCTCTTTTTCTAGCCAGTGTTCTGCAATAAGTATATATGCACCCAGCCAGGCAATGTGCATATACTGCAATGTATTTTTTGGTTCTCTTACTGTTGCAGCAAAGAACTTACCATGATTCTCTCGAAAAATAAGTAAGGGTTCTTGTTCCATTTGTTGTGCTTGTTTACATAGTTTACTCCACCACTTAAAAAGATTATTACTTTTCTGTGTGTAAATTTTACTATTGAAACCACACTCTTTGTAGAACTTAACTTCTACAGTAAAAAGATTGTGTTTGTCTTGAACCATGAGATCACCTTTTATTTTCCCACTACCAGATCCAGGTGTCTGTGTCCATGATTCATCAGTAAGTCTATCCATCATAGATATAACTTGCTGCTCGCCTCGATTGCCTTTCTGTCTAGGATTAACCATCGAGTCGACTAATTTTCTGTTCTTTGATTATGTCTATTTTGGACAATAGTGGGTGTGTCCAACCATGTGATACTATATAAGTATTCAAATTTTCCTCTCTCAGTAGAATTTCTACTAATCTTTCTTTTCCGCCCTCGTCGAGTACATTTGTAACTTCGTCAAGAAATAATACGTTAATTCTAGACTTAGAAATACTACTCATCAATTTACGAATTGCTAAAAGAGTAGATGTGTTAACTCGTGCCAACTCTCCAGCACTCAAAGCTAAGATATCTACTGTTTTACCATTGTCATCTATTTCTACATTTAGTTTGTCATTTAATACTACAAATTGTAAACTAAATCTGCCATCTGATAACTCTGCGAGGTATTCATTTGTTAATTCTTCGAGATCTTTTACTAAGTTCTCAATCTTATAAGCAAGTAGTCCATTAGTACTAAATGCTTTCTTTAAAATTTCAACATGACCAAGTTTATCTTCTACTTCTGTTATATCAGTAGTTAAACTTTTATGTTGTTCTTCAAAATCTGTTTGTTGTTCTTCAATAATTGCAAGTCTTGTATTATGTCTTTCTATTCTTTCGTTTTCTGCAATTACTTCTTCAACTCTACTTTGTCTTTCTCGAATACGAGTTTTAAGTTTTGTTATCTTTTCTGTTAACTCTGTATCGTTTGGTACTTCAGTGGGAAGACTGTGGTCTATTTGTCTGTATATTTCTTCCCAGTTACTAATCTTCTGTTGCATTTCTTTGAGTAGAAGATTTGCTTTATTTATCTCTCCAAGATTATCATTTACTAACTCTAGTTGAGCTGTATATTCCTCTTTTGTTTCTTGGTGTTTTTTTAACTCTTGTTCTATAAATGCGAGGTCTATTTCTTGACCACAAGTAGGACAGCCTGCATCATCTACATCTAACAAGTCAGTATACTTTTTGATCATACGGACTTCTTGACTACCTTGTGATTTTATTTCTCCAATCTGTTGAAGTAGATGTTCTGTGTCTTGCCATTCATTTTCAGAAACGTACTCTTTCGCAAGTCCTAAATCTATAGACTCCAACTGGCTTTTGTATAAATTATTTTGGTTAATTTTTTTCGTAATTTCAGAGATATTTTCAAATTCTATTTGTAAAGAACGCAGAGTTTCTTCATCTTCTTCCGAGTAAAATGGTAATTCCATTTTTGAAAGTAGTGATGTATCTTCCAAATAATTATCTGATAACCACTTATCGATTGTGTCAATTTTCCCTTGTATGCGAGAAACGTCTCCAGCTAAATTTCGTGATAATTCCTTGAAAACTTCAAAGAATTTTACATAGTTATCTAACTGTAGTAGATCGATCAAAAATTTCTTACGATTTGTGTCTGTAGCTGTCAAAAACTGCAAACTGGCATTAGTATTCTGATATACTATCTGCGAGAATGTTTTGAAGTCAATTCCAATAATTGCTTCTAGCGTTTTATATGTTGCAGTTGCTGTATGACTTGATATATCTTCTTCATTCTTATATAATTTTACTTTTATATTTGTGCGTCTAACAACATCAATTAAGTACTCATCATCATTCACAGAAAAAGACAAAGCTATATCATAGCCATTATTGACTTCACGATTTGGTATATCTGCTTTTTTAATTCCTTTGGAATTTTTATTGAATAATACTTCTTCAAGTATTAACGGGATTGAACTTTTTCCTGTTCCATTTGTTCCGACTAGCTGAGTAACTATACTGTCATTTAAGTCAAGTATATTATCCGAACCATAACTAAAACAATTACTCCACTCCAGCTTCTTTAGCGTAATCACTAAACACTCCTAATATATTTTTTGTTTTACTTTCATCTAACTCTAATATATAGCTTAGGTACTCGCCTAATTCTTCTTCGATTGTCATGTCTTGACCTAATATTAGAGTTGCCTCTGTTTTTCTTTTTATAACTTTTTTATCAAGTAATTCACTATTTTTGATATTACTTAGATCAGATACATCTCCTTCAATTTCATATATTGTATGATCCCACTCTGTTTGAATCATTTCACTAGGATCTGTAACTGTTTTACGAATTAATTGTGGTAAATTAAATTTATGCCATGTCCAACTCCAGTCCTTATTATCTATTAATAAGTATCCAGTTTCCACATTCTTTCTATGAAAACTTGTAGTCATAGGACTGCCAGGATATACTATATTTCTTTGTGTATTACTATGTGCATGTAAATCACCTGAGAATACTACTTTGAACTTGTCAAAACGATCTAAATCTACTTCAGGTTGTACATGAGGTGGTATCTCACCACGAACATGAGTAAATAATATATCTGCATCAATATCTTCTATACTTTTCTTTTTATGTAAATCTGTATAGGGTAATATTGCATAATCATGAGGAACCATTTCCCCATATGTTGTTTCATCAATCACTTTTACTAGAGGATTGAGTTCTGTTGTAACTTTTTTTAAGTTTGTAAAGAAAGTTTTGTGTTTTCTTGTTGCTTCATGGTTACCATCATAAATGATAGTTCTAACACTGACGCCCTTTACAAAGTCAAAGTAAAGTGTAAGTTCATCCATGCTGGGGACTCTATCGAATAAGTCCCCACCAATGATGTGCAAATCAATATCTTTTTCAAGATCATAAATCTGTTCAAAGAATAACTTGTAGCGTGAGCACGCCCAAGCTACAGGTACATTCTTTTGTCCAAGTTTAATATGCCAATCTGCAGTGAATAGAATCATCCTACGAATTCGTCTCCTGGTGTCCAAGAACAACCTGTAAGACCACCAGCTTTTAAAGCTTGTAGTGTTCGTAAAACTTCGTCTGCATTTCTTCCTGTATCTAATGCATTTACTGATACATGTTGTATTACCCCTTCGGGATCGATTATAAAAGTTGCTCGATAACATACTCCATTTTCTTCGTCTACTATTCCTAGTTTTCGAGAAAGCGTAAGACCGCAATCTGCTGCAAGAATATGATTAATGTCTCTGATAAGAGAATTATCTTTCTTCCATGCTAATTTACAAAATTCGTTATCTCCGCTTACACCAATAACATCAGCTTCGCTACATAACTTGTCCATTTCTGATATTTCTGTTGGGCAAATAAAGGTGAAATCTTTTGGATAGAAGTATACTACTGACCATTCGTTCAATAATACATCTACATCAATAATTTCGTTTTCTTCATTTACTCCTTGCATGTGCAAGTTCGGAAAATCGTTGCCTACTGTTAACATAATCTACTCCTATTTGATATCAAACTCGTCTGTGACTGTTTCATCAGGTTCGTTTGATGCTCCTTCTCTTAATCTGTCGAGAAGTTCTTTCTGTGCATCGGGGGTTGGTCGAGTAAGTACTTCGTCCATTGACTTAAGTTCAGCAACTAATGCTTGCTCATCTTCAGTCAAGGCTCTTGGTTTGCACTTCAGAGCTTGTAGTTGATACTCAACATTATAAGCCATCGGTCCAGTTTTCACTCTCTTAAAGTAAACATCCCAGCCAGTTTCAGGGTCAGTTGGATCGCCAAGATCTTCTGCTGCAACCATTATCTGCTCGAGTAATTTTTTCTTTAAGTTTAGTACTTTGACTTTTCCATCGTGGATACATTGAATCGCATATGCCCAACCGCATTTCAATTCTGGATGATATTCTCTTACCCAGTCTTTCTCTACATTGGTAAATGCTTCTGCGTCTCTATCGAATGATAGACACTCGAATGGTAAATTCTTACCGTTTTCGCCTTTCAACCAGTAAACATAGCGAGGAAGCATATCCCCAACCATTCTTACCATGTTGTCGCCTTCGACATATTGATAACTGTCGATTTTATTTTTTTGGGCTTCGCCCTTAGCTTGATTAAATTTTATTGCCATTTTAGTTCCTTTAAAGTGATTTCTTCAAATAGAAAGTGTATATAATATCCCTCTATTCGTAGTAATCTATTGTTTTTAATACTGTCCTCATCCCCTGTAAAGTGGAGGAGGTCTAATCTGGTATCTTTTGTTTTTTGATATTCAAAATAATTACGCAATGATGCGATACCTGCATACTGCACAATCTCTGCATCTGAATATCTCCTACGCTGAATGAATAATGCCTCGGGGTTTACTAGGAAACTATGTCCATGAAAACTTTTAGTCCAAAACTTATATATTCTATCATGTCTATTCACTGGTGGAAGTTTATAGGTAAGTATATGTAGGATTGTCATAATATCTTTGACACTCCCATTGCTTTCCTTTTTTACTTTTTCCCAATTATAGAATAACATATTATAACAAATTCTTGACCTCGTGTCAAGTACTATTTTTCACTCCTATATATCTGATACTTCATACCCTTGTCGCATGTAGTATCCCCTTCTCGCAGATGCCTGCTTTCTAGCTGTACGACCTTCTAGATTGATATCTACTATCACAGGTTGCAGCTTTCCCTCATTCATTCTTATAACACGCCCGATTAACTGTGTGAGCAAAGGCTCATTGTTTACGGGTGTTCCCAAAATAAGACAACTTAGGCAATCAACACTAATACCCTCTGAAAATATACTTTGTGTTCCAAACAGTATATCTTTATCAGAAAAGATTTGTTTTATCAGTTTGCCACGTTCTTCGTGAGGAACATCTCCTGTTACGCAGATTGCGTTATCTCCCACAAGTCTTGCACAACTCTTTAGAAAATCTACTCTATCGCTGACAAGTAGCACCTTGTGCCCTTTTGCGGCATAACTCGCTGCAAGCATTGCCATTGTATTTTGGTATTCCCAATCATACGCAAGTGCGTTGATTCGATTTGCCCAATCAACATTGCCATCCATAAAGCGAATCCCCGAGTGTATTATGTCAACTCGTGGAGTAAGATAGTTCTCTTTGGGCGGTTTAAATACAGTATTTGAAAAGTAATCACGAAAGACTACATGTCTTCCATCCTTTCTCTGCATTGTTCCAGTCAGTCCTATTTTGTAGCGTGCCTTCGAAGCGTCCACGATGCGTGTAAAAGTTGGTGAAGATACATGGTGCATCTCATCCAATATAATTGTACCGAACTCTCCTACGATTTTGTCGATATTTCGGTATAAAGTTTGTACATTTCCAACGACAATTTCCTTGTTCATGTCAAACTTTCCTGAGCCAATCACACCCGCCGTGACCCCGAAGACTTTTTGTACTTCTTTTTCCCACTGTCCTCTTAATGCTAATGTATGAGTAACAATGAGTGTCTTTTGTTGCAATTTATTTGCGATTGCTAACGCAGTGAATGTCTTACCCCAGCTTACCCAAGCGTTGATTATACAACTGTCTTGAACTTCGTCATATACGGACTGTTGAGAGTCTCGTAAAGTGAACTTAAAGTCAAAGGGTTTGATTGGTATATCATTCCGCTTATCCTTTATTTCGTAATCCTCTGGTATAAGATCCGTTCTTCCAATCGGTATGGAAACCAAACCTGATCTAATTACGCCCATATTCTTAATGATGATAGGCGGATCAGTTGGTCTTCGAGGTGGTATCGAATATGTCAGTTCTTCATCGAGAAACGACTGATATTCGTTAGTGCACTCTAGGTAAATGCGATTGGAAAGAACTGCTTTCATTTAGTCCAGTGGTACTAAGTCGCCAGTCTCGAAAAAGTTGTACACAACTTCATCGAGATACTCGTAAGGATAAATCTCCTCTCCTGTTAGTAAATTTGTACAAGGCTCGTGCCACTCAAATTCATCATTGTCTGCATAGCCTTCGCCGAGGACTTCTTCCATAACACAAGTGATATCGCCATCCTCTTGATAATTGTCATTATCATCAAGAAAATGTTTGCCATCTTCATCTAACAGAGTTTCA